GTATTCGTGCAGTTCCATTGTTCCTCCAGTCGAACCGTCAGTATACACCGCGCGGTTCGTTCGTCAAGTGTTCTGTTTGCGGGCAGGGGCCGGGCCCATTCGCCTGGATGGGGCGAACATCTTTGTGATCCGATGCGAGTGCCGGGTACACCTCCCCTCCACAACATTTCTGTTGCACCCCTCCCCCTTTTCGACGGGTCGTCGGCCTGTCGAGGTTGCCGGTGGCAGAGCCTCTCTTGTCTCGTCCTGAGCGGCTCCCCGTGGTGGCGGCGCGGCTGGACGGTCCAGGTTTCGTTATCGGGGTGACCCACAGCAGGGGTGATCCGGTGTTGATGTCATCGGCGCCACGCCGGTCCACGCCTTGTTCAGGCCGTGGTCATCGGATACACTTCAGGTTGGTTGTACACAGCACCCGAACGTACTCCGGCCCCCGGCTCTCGTCAAGAGATCCCCGGGGGCCGGTGTCGTTGATGGGCTACGCTGCGATTCCATGACTGACGTCGTCGGCTACACCTCATGTGCGCGCTGCGCCGAGCCGTGGGTGTTGAGGGTGGTTGCCGCGAGAACGCACGGCATGTGCCAGAAGTGTTGGATGGCGACACGCGGGCGGCGCGAGATTCGGGTGGGGGCCCGCACCGTCGAAGTGTCGACGGGCCGCCGTCACCGCAAGAAGAAGTTGACGGACCGGCGACGCGAAATGATCCGGCTGCGCGACAAGGCGCGGCTGTCCGCGTTGCGGCGGCTCGCCGAACAGCATCCGGTCGAGTTCGCTGAACTGCTCGCCGAGGAACGCGGGGAACGCGGGCTCGACCCGTGGACGATCGACGCCGCCTTGAAGGCGCAACTCCAGGAGATGGAATCATGAGTCCACGCGGGTACGAACTTCCCGACACTCGATCGTTGCAGCAGCCGCCGGGTGCCGAGCTGGCGCACCGCAACATCGACCTGAACTCCGACCTCGACCGCGCCTACCTCGACGGTGTGACATCGCGGCTGTCGTTGTCGGCGTCGGCGAAGTCGTGGAAGAACTATCGGGAGATCGGCGAAGTCCGGTATTCGGTGTCGCGCTCCGCGAAGATCGCCGGGTACTCGAACCTGTACGGCGAACGCGTCAACTTGACCGGTGAGAAGACGAACCGCGCCGAGGCCGGTATCGTCGCCGAAATCGTTGCGGACATCTCGTCCCGGTTCGGTGGCACCCGCGGTCTGATCGAACGGTTCTACACGCTGCGCCAGATCCCCGGCGAAACGTATCTGACCGCGGTGCGCGACAACAGCGATTCGTTCCCGGACGGGTACTGGTTCCTGTCACCGTCGGAGATCGGGGCGCAAGAGAACTTCCTGTCGGAAAGCCCGAACAAGTCGATCAAGTGGACGACGGCCCGCACCGGCACTGTCGTCGGCGAGAAATCGGTGTTCGACCGGATGATCTCCCCCGACGATTTCCGTGGCCGCATCTGGGCGCCGACCGGGGAGTACCTCGACAACGCCGACTCGCCGATGTACGGCGTCAACCATCTCTGCGAAATGTTGCAACGCATCGAGCAGTCGATCATGGCCCGACTCCAGTCCAGGTTCGCGATGAACGGCATCCTGGCGATCCCGTCGGAAATCAACGACGCCGCCATCTCCGGCGCCCTCCCCGCGCAAGCCGACTACGGCACGAACGACAAAGTGCTCCGCTACTTCATGCACACGATGACCCGCAACGTGATGCTCGCCGAAGGGATGGGTGAGGCGGGCGCGGCGGCCGGTGCGATGCCGATCATGGTGAAGGGCCCGTCGGACGCACTCCAACATCTCCGCCACATCATCAACGAACAGATGGTCGCCGACACCGACCTGAAGTTGCGTGGCGACATCATCAACCAGATCCTCGACGGCCTCGACCAGCAACGCGCCCAAGTCCAAGACTCGTCGACCGACCGGTTCAGCGCCTGGACGCGTTCCGATTCGGAGCGGCGCATCACCGTGCAACCGGTGATGGAAGAGATGTGTCACGCCGTCACCCGCATGATCCTGTGGCGCGAACTGAAAGAGCGCGGCTGGACGCCGCGGGCGATCCGCGGTTGGCGCGTCTGGTACGACCTGTCCGCCGCCGCCGTCAAGTCGAACCTCGCCGACGAAGCCCGCCAGTCCTTCGACCGTGGGGTCACGAACGCCGCCCACCTCCGCAAAGCAACCGGCGCCACCGACCTCGACGTCATGGACCCCGAAGAGTACGTGCGTTGGGTCGGCACGAAGACACAGGACCCGTACCTGATGCTGTACGGCATGGACGACGACATCGACGTCGACTGGGACATGGTCGGCCGCTCCGGCAACCCCGGCCCGTCCCCGGACAACACCGGTGAGTCCGACCCGCAATCCAATCCGGGCCAAGGCGACCCGGGGGCGCCCGGCGACCGCTCGATCGATGACCAGACCCCCGACGATGACGGCAGCTAGCACAGCCTGGACCCGGCACGCAATACCGTCGTACCCTTGAATCCAACCGAACACCAGGAGATCAGCCCATGCCTCGCGTCGTCACATTCGGCCGTATGCCGGACACCATGCCCGAAGGGAACTTCATCGAAGTGTCGTTCCCGCAGCTCGCCCTCCTCGACCAGGGGACGAACGAAGGATGGTTGAGCCGCGTCCTGTCCTCGGACGGCGCCGACACGCGCACCCTACCCCGCACGATCTCGTTCCAGGAGTTGGACACCGACGGCCACGACATGGCTGCTGCCGCCGGATCGATCTGGGAGGTCTCCGTCGACGGCGAGACCGGCCTGTTGTCCGGTCGCGGTTTCCTCGCCGACGACGAGTGGGGCCACAAGGCCGCGTTCGCGTCGAAGTCGAAGAAGCTGCGCCACAACTCCGTCGACCTCGCCGAGGTGACGAAGACGTCGATCGCGACCGAAGGCGACCCGTGGGACGACGACTTCAAGGCGACCCTGACGTTCGACGAATGGAAGTTCGGCAAGACGACCATCGTCGCGCTCCCCGCGTTCGCCGACGCCGAGATGGTCACCGGCGATGAGTTGAAGGCCAGCCTCGCCGACGAGCACTGCGACGTCATCGTCATCGACTGCCCGTCGATCATCGACTCCGGGTCCGCACTCGAAGCGGCGGCGTCCGCCGAGAACCGTCCGGCGTGGGACTACTTCCACGTCCCCGAGCCCGAGCATCTGTCCGCGATCACCGTCGGCGAACGCGACGAGAACGGGTGGGTGCCGATCTCCGGTCACCTCGCCGACTGGAACAAGCGGCACCGCAACGCGTCGGGCGTCTCCGTGTACCCGCCCCGCGGCCACGACGACTACCGCACCTACTGTGCCGGGAAGGTGCTCACCGAGAAGGGCTTCGTCCGCACCGGTCCGATCACACTGCTCGGCGGCCACGTCACACTCGAAGAGGCACTGTCGAACGTCGAGAACACCTGGGCTGACGTCCGGGTCGTCGACGGCCGGTTCGGTCCGTGGATCTCCGGTGTCGTCCGCCCGCACATCGCAGAGGATGACGCGAAGACGTACGTCGCTCGCGCCTCGCAGGTGTCCGGCCTGTGGCCCGACGGTCAGACGCTCCGACTGATCAGCACGGTGACGGCCGCCGGGTTCGAGATCGTCGAGGACGCCGAACACTACGAGCACGCGCTCGCAGCGTCGCTCGGCGCACCCGAGTTCACTCCGATGCCGCAGGCGTTGAAGTCGTTCCGTCAGATGAACGACGACGACCAGCGCACCGTCAAGGAGTGGGTCACCGAAGCCCTCGCCGCCCAAGGCAACAGCTACGTCCCGCTGACGCTGACGCCGAACTCGACCTGGAGCCCGTCGACGACCGAGACGCTGGGTCACGACACGCAGACCTGGAACCCAGGCGAGACCACCACGACGACGACGACGACGACGACGACGCTCACCGTCGAGTTCGACGAGGTCGACGATGACGAAGTCGACAACGACGAGGAACTGAACCAGGCCGCGGCCGAGGAGCGCGCACGCCTCCTCGCCGAAGGAGGTCTGGACGACCTCCTCGACTTCGAGTAGGATCAGCCTCTCAGCTCGACCCAGAGCTGTCCATCGTTGCTGGGCCCGGGGGTTCTCTCCAGTCCCCCCGGGCCCGCACGGTGAACGTCACAGCATTGACGCCTGGCGGGCGCATCGG